ATGCGTTTAGCATCAATGATTTCAGGTAAGAATCAAACCGATGTTGAGCAGTTACTTCAATCAGATATTGGTTGGACTAAAGCAACCATTGCAAAGAGCAGCCACATAGTCTGGTCATTTGAATCCAGTCCTAGCCTTCAAGATATTGATGAAGAAGTACAAGCCTTTGAGGAACTGTGGGGTTGTCCTCCCGTTGCTATCTTTGTAGATAACTTAATGGATATTGCTACCGATGGCGGCGAAGAGTTCTCTTCGATGAGGGCTATTATGAAAGAGTTAAAGTATCTTGCTAGGGCTACTAACGCGGCAGTTCTTGTTCTGCACCACACTAGCGAAGGCGTGATGGGTACACCCTGCCAGCCACGTTCTGCATTGCAAGGCAAGGTCGCACAATTACCAGCACTTATATGTACACTAGGTGTTGTGGGAACAGCAATGGCAGTAGCGCCAGTAAAGAACAGATATGGCAGGGCTGATGCCAATGCTAATTTATTAGCGTGGTTGGCTTTTAATCCTGAGTATATGTTTATGGATGATATTCCAGAGAACGCATAATGATAGTTATGTTAACACAAGAGGAAGTGCGTGTATGTACTATGCTTGCAACCGAGCGTTGGCTTACTAAATTTGGTTCAATTGATAAACCAAATTATGCACAAGGTAAATTGGCGGGAAGATTAGAGCACGAACTACTAGCCAACATCAGGGCTAATGTTTCTGAGTGGGCTACTGCGAAATGCTTTAATGAAACTTGGTCAGTTCCTTGGTACCCAAATGAACTCCACTTAAAAAGAAAAGATTTATCAGATGTTGGACAAATAACAGAAGTCAGAACAGTGAGGACACGAGATGCAATTCCTTTTTGGAATAAAGATTTAAATAAGGTTCTTGTTGGGACTAAAATTCTTGATGAAGAATACTATACTAAAGTAGAAGTATATGGTTCAATAGCCCCAATGCAATATGCAAAACCTATTTATAGAGATGAAAACATAGATGGTTGGCGAGTACCAGTTTCGGAATTCGGCGAGAGGGAGAGATAAGATGGAAGACGAATACGCACAGTATGTAGCCACGATGTTGGCTAATAAAGATTATGCAGAACACTTAACTAAATGTATTCAAAAGATTGTTGACGCTAAACCAGGAGCCAAAGATGAGTACACCCAAGGTGTGTCAGATGGACTTGACTGGGCAGTACGCATTTTGGTTAAAGATAAGAGTGCTTATTAGTGGCTAGTGTTAAGTACAACAAGGTTAAAGGTGCCACCTTTGAAACTGACGTAATGAGATGGCTACGCTCTAAGGGTGCAATAGCGGAGCGGTTAACCAAGGCTGGGTCAAAAGACGAGGGCGATATTATGGCTATAGTCGCAGGTCAGACCCACATTTTAGAGTTAAAGAATCGTAAAGCATTAGACTTGCCGACCTTTTGGAAAGAAGCAAAGGTTGAAGCAGCCAACTATGCTAAGGCTAGAGAGTTAGAATTAACTCCGCTTGCCTATGTAATAGTTAAGCGACGCAACGCTGGCATAGAACAGGCTTGGGTTATTCAAGACCTAGACCAATGGCTGAGGGAAAGAAATGGACAATGACCTACCGAGTATCAAAGACATTCTTATACACTATGGAGCAGACGTACGAAGAACACACGGACAAGTTAATCTCAAATGTCCATTCCATAGTGACACGCACCAAAGTGGGAGTGCCAACTTGGACGACAACATCTTTATCTGTTTTGCCTGTGGAGTGCAAGGAAATAGTATTCAAATAATTTGTCTTCAAGAAAGGTTGGGAATCAATGAAGCAGTCCGCTTCGCAGAAGGAATTACTGGGCAAGGCAGCCGAGAGGTACGCGGGAAGCATCTCTCTGGCGGAAGATTACCTAAGAAGCAGAGGGATACCTCTAGAAGTAGCACGTCGGGCGCGATTAGGCGTAGTAGAACATCCTGAAGTTGGTCACGAATTATTTAAAGGAAGACTTTCAATACCTTACATAACTAAATCTGGTGTTGTTGACATAAGATTTCGTTCACTTAACCCTGCGGTTGAACCAAAGTATATGGGTATGACTGGTGCCGAAACTAAAATGTATAATGTATTAGATGTGGATAGAGCAGGGGACTCAATCTGTGTATGCGAAGGTGAGTTAGATACATTAACTATCTCATCTATGGTTGGTTGGGCTTGTGTTGGCGTACCTGGTGCTAACTCTTGGAAGAAACATTACACAAGATTGCTTGCTGACTTTGAAAGAGTCTTTGTCTTTGCCGATGGCGACCAAGCGGGCACTGACTTTGCTCGCTCATTGGCTAGAGAACTACCAGTTGCCATTATTCAAATGCCCGATGGAGAAGATGTTAACTCTGCTTTCGTAAAGCACGGAGCCAATTATATAACTAAGATGTTTCAACATTGAACCTAGACGACGATGACGATAAGTACTGCGACGATTGCGGTGAAGCATTTGAAGACCACTTTGATATGGTTGACCATTACTTAGGCGACGATGATGATTTCAATCCAATGTTAGTTTTACCTAATGGGTACAAATTAATGCTTGGTTCTTTACTTAGATTCTTAAACGAACACGCCGACAATCCAGAACAAATCAGACAAATAACACAATCGGTATATATTACCCTTTACGCAGCGAACAAGGGTTTGGATATGGTGACTGAGATGGTTGAGGAAATGGTAGTCAATTCGGAGATGCTTCGTTTTGATGACAGCCTTCATAGGTTACTAACAGAGGACAAGCCCAATGAAGAACCTGGAGAATGAAGAGATATGGATGATAATAAATCACCTAAAGAATCAAGGCTTCGTGATTACTATAGTGAAAGTAAAGAACAATCACCTAGAGTTGACGCTGAGCATACCCCTTCTTTCTCAACAACAGTAAGGGATATAACAGTTGAACTTGGAACATTACTCATCAAAAAACATTCTGATTACGGCTCCAAAAACATTTCACAATCACCAGGTGGTGCTCTTAATGGACTGCGAGTTCGTATGTGGGACAAACTGGCTCGCATTAATAACCTCGTTGATAAAGAAAGAGAGCCACACTACGAAAGCCTTGAAGACTCCTTCGTTGATATGGCGAACTATGCCATTATCGGATTGATGGTTTTAAGAAAACAATGGGACAATGAATGAAAGAACAAGAACTCTTTGACTGGTTGAAGGATTATCATTTCAAAGACCTTGAACGTTCACCCAATGAATATGATGGCTTTGATTGTATGACAAAAGAATTTAAATTATTTATAGAACTTAAGTCACGAAATACTCATTACGATACGCTCTTGCTTGAAAAGAAAAAGTATGATTTCTTGATTGACACTGCCAAAGATTTAGATATGTATGCGTGGTATATAAATTCAACACCTGCTGGTGTCTACGGTTTTGCTTTGCGTCCAGACTTAGAACTTAAGTGGGAAGAAAAATGGTTGCCATCTACCACGGAATTTGTTAACAAGTCTAAGATGACTAAGACTGTTACCTTTCTTAAAGTAGAAGATGGAGTTAAATTATTATGACTCTTGATTGGGAACGTATTGAAAGATGGGATTACATTGTAGATAGTGTAGCCCTTGAATATTTTAAAATGTTTAAGACTATTGAGATACAAGATATAAGGCAATCACTCTATCAATGGTTCCTTGAACACCCCAGAAAACTTGATGAATGGGAAGCAATCGGTGAGAAGGACGCAAAGAATTTAATCTATCGCTCACTTCGCAATCAGGCTTTAGATTATTGCCAGAGATGGAGGGCTAAGTCTTTGGGTTATGATGTATCTGATTTATATTATTATGAACCAGAAGTTGTTGAAGCCCTACTAACTCCTGTCTTAAGAAGTGAGATTGGTGTAACCTATAGACTTAATCTAGGCAGAACTGGTCGTCCGTCGGCTCCCGCCGAAGGTGGAAACTTACAGGCTATGATGGTTGAGATTGATTATATTTATTGGAAGTTATCTAAAGATGATAGAAAGATTTTGTTCTATCGTCACGCTGAGTCATTAGACTTTAAAGAGATAGCGAACCTAATGATGTTGGGTTCAGATGACGCTGCCCGTATGCGCCATAAGAGGGCAATCAAAAGGTTGATTCGTAAACTTGGTGGTTTTAAACCCTATCAAGATTATGACTTACCAGATAAAGAAGAAGAAACTGTAGTAGAAGAAGATGATAACCCAGTATCCTGAGTCCACATATCTTCTTGCTCGGCTGGGTCTACCCAAGCCTCTGCCAAGTACTCGTCCATATCTGCTTGTTCTAAAACTGTAGGTTGATAACTCATT